AAAAGTTTGACACTAGTCATGGAACCCCATTTGATCGTGGTTCGGCTGACAGTTACTACCGTCGTGCTGAAAACCCACACTACTACCCAGAGGGTAGTTATGTTGGGAAACGAGTTGAGTCCAAAGATATGAGCATGTACGAACTGCGTGCTTATTTCGCTGGTTATGAGTATAATGAGAAGTTTGGTGATAAGAAAGATTGGAGTTAATATGAATGAAATGCAAAAAGAAGTGATGTTGATCGCACAAGAAGAGTGCGCTGAAGTTACGCAAGCAATAAGTAAATGTTTCAGATTTGGATTTGATTCTTCTTACAATGGTGCGAATAATCGCGAGCGTCTTGAAGAAGAAGTCGGTGATCTAATGTGCATGATCGATCTGCTGATCGATAGTGGGATTGTTAGCGAAGCAGCTGTAATGACATCTAAGCATGAGAAGATGATGAAGTTACAAAAGTGGTCTGCAATCTTTAAGGAAGTAGCATGATAACTCTTACTGATCTGCATCCTAGGCATATTGAGTTGTTAAACACAATGTGGGCTATGAATAGTTCAGATCAATATGATACCTGGAAGTGTTCGCTGCCCCTGGAGGTTATGAACGATGTGGATTCTCTGGAGATTTTATTAATTCTAGAGACGATCGACGAGTTGTATGTAAAAGATTTTCCAGATGCAAAGAACTTGTTAAGTAAATTTGCCCTAAAAGGATAAAAAGTGTATAATATATCTTCGAAGCCAAAAAATCTTGTTGCCAAAGATTTGCGCACACCTAAGTATCGCATGCGTGTGGTGGAGTCGAAGGTTCTTTACACACGTAAAACTAAACACAAGAAAGGTGCATATGAGTCTAAAATTTCAGAGTGAGATATACAAGAGTGGAATGCTCACCACTATTGAAGTGCACGATCACGAGTATGATCTAGTAGAATTTGTTATCAAACGCAATATGCTTGCAGAAGACGGCAAAACTCTAGTTGATACAAAGAGCAGTATGTATTTTACAAATAGAGAGTTTAAGGATTTCTTTTCTCAATTTACAAATGCTATGCAAGAAAGATTTAATAATGGAAACAAACTCGACTCCACAATTTAAAGAATGGCTATTAGGTTTACTACGAGATGAAAACACAAAAGATCTGCTGGTTACTTTTACCAAAAAAGATGGTTCGCAAAGAATCATCAACGCAACACTTGCGCAAAGTAGAATCCCGTCCGACAAGCAGCCAAAGTCTCAAGCCGAAGATTCCTATTCTTCTGCAGCCTGTCGAGTCTTTGACACAGAACTAGGCGAGTGGCGTAGTTTTCGCTGGGACTCTATTGTAAAGGTCAAAGCAGATATTTGACTTTAATTCAAGAATAAGGTATAATGTTAGTTCTAATGGAGGTTTCAAACCTATGAATACGGCAAAACGTAAGGCTAAAGTTGATGCGTTGATGGTAGCTATGAAAGGCGAAGAGCCGATCGTAACAATCGAACATTATACTATTGAATTAAATAAAGCACTGGCATGGTACTCAGAGCATAGCGACGAAAGGAAACTACGTAAATATGCTATCGAGTACTTTGCTAAACAAAAGAAACAATCAGAGGTATTGGCAATAAATAAGGCGACGGATTTCGAAATCCGCCAGATTGGCATCATCTGTCGTCTGCTTAGTCGTCAACAACAAATAAGTGACTTGCATATTTCTTGGTTAGACAAGACAATGCGCGAACTTATGGAAAAGTATTCTGTTCCTAAACAAGATGCAAAGAAAAAGACTGCTGTTGTTATTAACATCCAGGATCGTATCGATGAATCTGCTAAAAAGTATGCAGCAGAAATTGATGCTGAGATTGATTTGTTTGTTCTTAACAAGAGCAGCAGTTTTGAAACCAAAAACTTTCTATTGGCTAACTCGATCTCAGCACCAGTAGCCAAACGTATCGGTGAGTTTTACATTCCTACGCTAAACGAGATAAACGAGGTTCTTGCTGGTGACGATGAACAGCTAGTAGAGGGTTATTCAAACTTCACCAAGCGTGAACTCAAGAAGTATCTACAGTTTGTTGAGTCTATCATTCAGGACTGCCAGCAACAAGTGCAAACTGCTAAAGCTGCACGTTCGCCACGTAAGCGTAAGCCAGCATCACCGATCAAAATCGTAGCGAAGATGAAGTATATGAAAGAGTTTGCTGAACTAAATCTTAAATCTAGTCGTCCAGAGAATATTCTAACATCAAGTGAACTGTGGATATACAACACCAAGTATCGTAGGATACAGGTTTACAAGGCAGAGATGGATGTTCTTGGTGTCAAGGGAACAACTATCATTGGGTTCAATCTGAAAGATTCTTTGTCTTATACTCTTCGTAAACCAGAAGAATTCTTTAAGGATTTGAGTTTGTCTAAGCGTGCACTCAACTCAGCTATTAAGAAACTTACAACTAAGCCAGGAACACCAAATGGTCGTATCAATGAAGAGTGCATATTACTGGGAGCATTTTGATGATTCTTGTAGACTATAGTCAGGTGGCACTTGCTGCCATTCTGACATTTCAACGTGAACTGAAGGGTACAGAATCAGAGGTAAAGAATCTGATTCGTCATGCTACTCTGGCGACTCTGAAGTCATACAAGAAAAAGTATGCTAAAGAATATGGCGAGATGGTTATCTGTTGCGATGGACGCAAGTACTGGCGCAAAGATGTGTTCGAACATTATAAAGCCAATCGTAAGAAAGCCAGAGATAACTCAGATCTGGACTGGCATCTTATCTTTGATACGTTATCAGAAATGCGTGATGACATTGCTAAGCATTTCCCATGGCGTGTTGTACATGTTGACCGAGCAGAGGCAGACGACATCATTGCAGTTATGACAGAGTGGGCGCAGTCTAATGATCTATATGCGCAGGGATTGATCGAAGAACCACAGAAGGTTCTTATTCTGTCAAGCGATAAAGACTTCAAGCAGTTACAGCTGGAGCCATTTTCAACTGGTAATGTGCGTCAGTGGTCACCTATGCAGAAGAAATTTATCCAGGCATCTAAACAAGAAATTATAGATTTTACAATTGAGCATATCGTTAAGGGTGATTCTGGCGATGGCATACCAAATATTCTTTCCAAAGATGATGTGTTTGTTGCGGGCGAGCGCCAGAAACCAGTTAGTGCAAAACGTCTTACAGAGTTCCTACAGAAAGGTATTGCTGCTTGCCGTAGCGATGAGGAGAAACGTAACTGGGTTAGAAATGCAAAACTTATTGCATTCGACCATATCCCTGCAGACGTGAAAGAATCTATTCTTAATCACTACCTAAATAATAAACCCACAGGTGATAAGATGTCTGTTATGAATTATTTGATAGAGCATCGTTGCCGTTTGTTACTTGACGAAATTGAGGAGTTTTAATGACAAAGTTTGTTACTGAAATGTTGGCAGAAATTAATGATAATCCAGAGTTGCTTAAGACTACGTACAAAGGTAACAATGTTCTTAAGTTTATCTTTGAGCATTCTTTTATCAAGGAGAAGAGGTTTCTATTACCAGATACCGATCCACCATTTAAGAAAGATGCCGCACCAATAGGAATGAGTCCTGCTAATTTCTTACAGGAAACAAAAAGATTCTACGTCTTTTGCAGAGAAGATCTTTCCAAATTGCGTAGAGAAACTTTGTTTATTCAACTGTTGGAAAATGTTCATCCTTCTGAAGCAGATGTAATTCTTGCAGTTAAGAATCAGAAGTTAACAAAACTATATCCAAAAATAACAGCAAAGGTGGTTGCTGATGCTGGATTTATTCCAGCGCCACAGAAGAAAGAGAAAGAGTAATGCTAACAATAGAAATTACTGAATCTGCAACTGGAACAAAAACAGTTGGTGAACTGCGCAAGTATACAGAGAACACAGCAATGATGGTTCTTGTTAAAGACTTTCTGTCTGCTGAGTTGCAATCAGTTATTTTTGAATGGGATGGCAGTAAGTTTGTTTCACTCGATGGCAAGTACGAAAGCGACTTCCAATATACCAAAGAATATGAAGAAGCCAATGCACCATCTAGGCTGGTCAGGCACCCTAAGCCAGGACACTAGAATAACCCTACAATCCGTAGGGTTATTACCTGGATAGGGTTCCAGGGACTTTACAATAATTCAAGAATGGGGTATACTTGAGTTATAAACTTGAGAAAGGTAATTGTTATGAAAACCAAAGTAATCCTAGCCGTTGCAATATCTGCTCTGATGGCAGGCTGTGCTACCAAACAAGAGTCAGTTCGGGTTCTCCCCAAAGAGTCTGCTCTTGAAGCCAAGCCTGACATCAAGACAGCAGAAGTAACTTTCCACGAAAAGAATGGAACACTGATCCTTGAGTTTGACGAGCAGGGTTCATGGGTTCGCATTAAGACCAGTGGTACATCTCCCGTTGAATTCAATCATGCTAATGCACGTGAGCAAGCGTTCACGATCGCGACGATGCGTGCAAAACGTAATCTGGTTGAGTTCCTCAGCAATGACGTAAAGTCCCAGAAAGCAGTTAGCAATATTTCTGACGTGTTCCTCAAAGACATCGTTAAGGAAGATTCAACTAACAGCCTAAGGTCTTTGTCTGCTGATGAGGAAGGTACTGGCAATGCATCGCAGCAGAACTCAAACGAGAATCGTAATCGTGCTAACAAAGTTGCAACGAATGTGCGTGAGCAGATCGTTGACAATGCCAATGCGATCCTGCGTGGTGCGTATGTGTCCAAGCGTAACATTGATCCTGCAACCAATCAGGTTAGCGTAGAGATCAGTATCTCGCGTAAGACTATCACTGCTGCTCAACAGATTCGTGCTCAAATGGGAGGTCAGTAATGAATTTCGTTATCGGGTTTGTCCTTGGTTTTATTATCGCTACTGCTGGTGTTTCCAATGTGGCTAATGCTTTGGATGCAGTAGTAAACTCGAGCAAAGAAATCATCAAAGAGAACGTAAAATGAAAAAGTTACTACTCGCTGCTTTGATTGCAACTTCCATGGCTGCTAATGCTGAGGAAGTTGTAGTTGATGGCTACGGTGCAACTTATGAGAGCGCACTGCGTGCTGCTAAGATTGCTGCGTTGGAGAAAGTTACTGGTACTTGGATTAATAGTGAACATTATCTGCGTAACAATAGAGCAGATGAACGCATCACTCAGTATAACGGCGGAGTGATCAAATCGTATAAAGTTCTTTCATACAGAGAGAATGTGGTGACAATTGTGGCAGATGTAGACGTTGTAAAAGACAATCGTGTTGCCATGAATTCTACCCACGAGGTTAGTGACGAGGATAGGCAGAAACTTGTTGATCGCCAAAGAAACTACAATAACATCAGAGTGGCTATGGATGTTATGGACGGAAACTCCTCCATGTTCTTTAAGCAGACAGGTGTACAGTATGTGAATCGTGGTGAGAGTACGACAGTTGTTGTGAATGGTTTAATCGGCTGGAATAAGAAATGGGTCTCGGACTTTAAGTCGCTACTACAAACATCAGGCAATCGTGGCGATACGGTAACCGACACTAAACAGCGTATGGCTGGTGGCGTAGTACATAACCTTCTTATGTTGAATCCAATTCTGGCAGGCATTGCATCTGTTCCCCTGTCCAGAGTGCAGGAAGAGGAAGTTGTAGATAATACACCGATGGTTTGTTTTAACTCTAGTGGGGATTGCTACAAAACTCAGATTGGATTGCGTAGATTCGAGTATGGCACACCAATCAAACTAGAAGTACGTGGCTATAGAGAAGATCTGTTAGTTACCAACAAAGCGATTGCATTTAGAGATACAAACTTGTATGAGAACATTTCAGCTGGATCATCAAGAGATATGTGGCACAATGGCAAAGAAAAGTTTATGAATCCGACACTTATGGTGAACGAGAATAATATTATGCCAGTGCACTTTTCGTTTGAGATGAGAACTGCTGATTTGTCTAGGATTACATCATTTAGATATGGAGTGAAATAAAATGCCAAACTGGTGCGATAATAGCGTTACATTATATAATGAAGATGTTGAGAAGGTTTCTGCTTTGGCTGAGGAGATGGGTAGAGAGAACGAAGAAGGTAAAATGATTGCGTGTCCCTTCCAGCATTTGCGCCCACGTCCAGCTGACCAAGAAGAAAACTGGTATGAATGGAATCTGGCCAACTGGGGAACCAAGTGGGATGCTTCTATTATCGATTGGGAACGTAGAGATGATAATGAGATTTGGATATCTTTTGATTCTGCATGGGCACCACCAATAACTTTATATGATTATCTTACAGAGAATGGTTGGAATGTGGATGCAATATATCATGAGCCAGGAATGAATTTTGCTGGGCAATATAATAACGGCATCGATAATTACTTTGAGTATGATGTTAGCGATCCAGACTTTCTCGATAGTCTTCCTGGCGAAATAATCGAGTTTGCCAATTTGTTTGATGCGCATCAGGAATGGATTGTTCGAGAACTAGAGAGCAATTGGGATGATGAAGAACGTAGCGACTGGCACAAAGCAAAGAGTAAACCAGAAGTTGAAGGATGGTATGAAGTTGCACTGAAAGACTGGCAACATGTACAATTTATGGAATTTAAAGATGGTGAATGGGATTGCTACGATCCTAAAACCATAGACAAGTGGCGTGGTCTTGCTAAAAGCCCAGAGGTTTTAAATGAGACCGTATGAAGAAGTAGTTGAAGGATGGGTTAGAGATTTTGTGTCAACAATGGATGATGGATGGCTTCGCCCAGGAGATCAATCTGGCGATGAACCACTCGGTGTGAAAATTATTTTTGATGGATATGGTTACAACGAAGAAACCAACGAAGACAATGACGAAAACATAATGTCGTTTGCTGTGTTCGTGCATAAAGATTCTCTCAATGGAGAGGAATTTCCTGAGCATGAACAAACACCATGGGCATTGATTCATCGTCCTAAGGAAGAAGTTTGTATTTGGGTTTGGTATACTGTCGACACAGACGAGGTTGAGGTAATTCCATTTGAAGACGGTTCGACGGAAATGGATCATGAAGAAATCTATCGAATAATCGATAAGTTAGATAAGGAAGAGTATGAAGGATAAATGGACTGACGCATACATGGATACAGCTGAAAGATTTGCCCAGCTGTCCAGTGCTGTTAGGCTAAAGGTAGGTGCTGTTGTTGTAAAAGATCATCGCATTATCTCAATCGGCTACAATGGAATGCCATCTGGTTGGGACAATGTGTGTGAGGAAAAAGTATATACACAAGATGGTGACTATTATTTAAAAACGAAAGATGAGGTTATTCATGCTGAAGCAAACGCTATACTTAAACTTGCAAAATCTGGCGACGGAGGTAATGATGCCAGTTTATTTTGTACTCATGCTCCTTGTGTTGAATGTGCTAAACTAATTTACGGTGCAGGAATTAATAAATTCTATTATCGTAATTCATACAGAGATGAATCAGGATTAAAATTCTTAGAGAAATGTTCTATTCATGTAGAACAGCTAACTAAGTAGTAGTTCATGCTTCCTTAGTATAATGGTATTACAGTGGATTTGTAATCCTCTGATGGGAGTTCGATTCTCTCAGGGAGCACCAATTGTTATTGTCTCGTAGTTCAGATGGTAGAACAGCGGACTGTTAATCCGTATGTCGCTGGTTCGATCCCAGCCGAGACAGCCAGTTTACCGAGTGTAGTTCAGTCTGGTTAGAATACATGCTTTGGGAGCATGGGGTCGTAGGTTCGAATCCTACCACTCGGACCATATATGCGACTGTAGTTCAGTGGATAGAACAACAGCCTTCTAAGCTGTGGGTCGCAGGTTCGATCCCTGCCAGTCGCGCCATTGATTTTATAGACTATGATAATTGAAAAATACAATG